CGATGTTACCAACAAGACCTGATTCTAATAATGCTCCCATTTGTTTTTGTTTTTGTTTATTTTTTGTTTTTGTTTATTTTTTATTTTAATTTTGACATTAAATCTTTCATTCTCAAGAATTGAGGATTTTCATATGTTTTAGATTCAATCAAATTTGCCGCTGAACCTGATGTAGGTGTTTTTTCAACAGTTCTTTCAAATGATTCTGTAATACTATTATTATCTTTAGTTCCTACTTCTGAAAGTTCGTCTTTCACTATTTTATACAAATTTTTAGATTCTTTAAGAGTTTCAACACCATCAAATCTTTTTAGGATATTGATTTTTTCTTGTTTTGTTGTTGAATGTTCAGTAAACAAACGTGTTGCGTAAGCTAAATTTGAATTAAATACTGCTACCTCGTTCAATTTATCTCTAAACACATTCAATGCGTTTCTGTACTCATTATTTTTTTCTCTAAGAATTTGTAATTCTCTAACATCTACATTCTCTTTTTGGATTGCAGTATTTGCTTTGGAATGTGCTCTTGGTTTTGGTAAACCACCTTTTCTAAAATTAGAACCACTTCCTAACGTGCGAGACGCTTCTTTAGTTTCAACTTTTTTCACGGTTGTATTTTTACCTTTATCCATATTTTCACCTTCTTTGTATTCAAATTTTGCTTTACCCATACCAACCCCTCTGGTACCTTGTTTCATTTTTGTTTTGAAACCTTGTCCTTGATTAGGTTTTTTGTCGTATTTGAATTTTGATGCATTACCCATACCTACTCCTTTAGATTTAAAATTAGACTTAGTCTCCATAACAAATTCTTCATCTTCTTCTTCCTCTTCTTCTTCTTCTTCCATTAGACTAAAGTCACTTTCAAAATCAAGATCATCTTCGTCTTCATCTTCGTCATCCATTTCAATTTCGTAGATAGTTTCACCTTCTTCTTCCTCTTCTTCAGAAAATTCCATTTCGTCATCTTCTTGTTCTGATTCGCTTAGTTGAATAAAGTAATCCATGTCATTATTCTCATCCGATAAATGTATCATATCGTTTTCTTTTTTCACAACCACCCCATCTTCAGGTCCCATAGCTTTAAATACTTTTAAAACATCTTGAGCTGATGCACCTGTCAGGTCAATTGTATCGTCATCCATATCATCCATACCAAACTCCATATCTTCCATGTCATCCATGTCTTCCATATCCTCGTCTTCCATGTCTTCCATATCAGCGCCTAAGTTATCAACTTCATCATCAGATACGTCAGTATCTTCTAAGTCAGCATCTAAGTCAATCTCCTCTTCGTCATCTTGTTCGGTAAGGGATTCTTTTACTAATGATTTGATTTCTTCCTTCATAGTAGAAGCAAGTATTCCTTTTGCGTTTTCGTTAATAACTTCTTCCAAATTTTTCATCTGTAAGTAAGTTTCTTCAACCAATGATTTTTCTTTACTCATTATAGTTTTATAGTTTTTACAATATAAATAGTACGATTATTGAAAAAATTCATTTTTTATTAACAATGGGACAAAAAAAAATGGAGATACTAAAAAATACCCCCATTTATTATATTATTTTTTTTAAAAAATTTTGCATAAAAAAAGGATGAACTTATGTCCATCCTTCTCTTAAAGTTTAATTTAATTAATCTATAACCTCATCAATTTTACTTTCCGTGATTGAAGTGATTCTCCAGTCCATTGTATAGTGTTCGTATACTTTTGTTACTTTAGCCTCAACATCGGTTGGGGTATATCCCATAACCAATTTTTCTTCTCTCATTTTTTTACTTTACCTGATTCACTATCTAATAGATCAGATGTGATTTTAGCTACAAAATACTTTTCTCCTTGTTCCATAATTTATTATTTTCCTAAATAATCGGATAATCTTTTCATTAAGTCAAGCGATTTGTTTCCGGACTCACCTACATTTCTTTCTACCGTCATTTTTTTCTCTTCATCTAAATTTTCTTCATACTTCAATCGGTCATTTTTATCTTGAAACAGATAAGCTCCCGGTGTTGATGGTGAAGACACAAGGTCAAAACAAATTAATTCAAAATCTTCTTGAACTTCATTTTGTTCTCCCACTTTTTTAAGTGATCCTACACCACGAGAAGAAATACCTAATGTAACCCCTTGTCGTAAGTAATTTGCTGCCAAATCACCTTTGGTTGAAACAATCCCTCTTTCGTGAAATCCAGGACTTGTTAACAATTTAAGTTTACCTAACAATACAGGACCTTCCCACCACACTTCTGTAATTAAATGTGATACTCTATCTAAATCAATTAAAGATGACTCAGGATGGTTTAATTCAGAAAGGGCGGTTCCCTTTTCAATCATTTTTTTATAGTTTTCCGCTTCTCTCTCTAATATATTCTTAGGGTAAACTCTACCATTTCTATTTGGTGTGTCATATTTTTGTAATACGGCATAAAACTCAAATGGTTTAGAATGGTCAAGAACATTTCTTGATTCCTTTATAATATCTAAATTACGACCTTCATTTGGGTTAATGTATCCTGCATCATACTCAACAAGAATTCCTTTACCCAAATCTTGGGGTCCTAAAATTTTATAACTTTTCATAGTATTTTTTACTATAAATACTAAACTTTTTCGGTTTTTACTTTAATTGGTTTAACATTACCGTTTTTTGTTAAATAAAATTTAAAGTTATCGTTCTTATGTAAGACATCGTTATATAATCCTTTTACGATTTCTTTTAGTTTACGCTTAAGTTTCAGATCTTTAAAATCAAAGTCCTCAATTAAATAAAGGTTAATCTCTAAATTCATAAATGATTTCTTTTTTAACGATAAACCACTGGTTCTTAAGTCCATATCAACAATAAATTTATCGTCAAACATTTTCTTATCAATATTATTAAAGATTGAATGTTTAATTGAACGATTCATATTTAAAACAACTCTTGTCCAATTTTCAACATCTTCTTTGGGTTCAGCCCAAGTTTGTAGATTTAAATAAAGTGATTTAAAATTTTTGGAATCTACGGTTCCAAAAGTAATTTTTGAGTTTCTAAATCCACTCAGTTTTGAGGTTTTACCTTTTTTCATTTGTTACTATCATAATACTATGTTTATTTTAGATAATAATAACTAAACTTGTGGTATATATCAAATACATAAACAACTAATAAAAAACTATGATAATTGTACGGGTAACCAAAAATGGGGGAATTGAGAAGGCTCTTAAAGAATTAAAGAGTAAAGTTATTAAAACCAAACAAAACTCCCATTTAAATGATAGAAAAAATTTTACAAAAAAATCTATTAAGAACAGAGAGATCCTTGGTAAAGCAATTTATCGTCAAAAGTTAAAGATTAAAGATTAAATTTTTTCGTTTAATTGTTGCAATTTAAGATAATTTAATGTATCAAAAGATTCATTTGTTATTTTTTCAATTGTCTCATTAATTCTTTGGTCAACTTCCTTATCTTCTTCAGATTCTTGAATTTTCCCTAATTTAGAGATAACACTTTCTTTTAAGGTTGTATATTTTTCTTTTAATTCATTCTCATCAGAAGAAAGTAATGCTTTTAGTTTTTTCTGATCTGATTCGGTTAAATTGTTAACATATCCGTTAATAGTTTTATTTGCAATACTAACCATTGTTTTAAATGGTATTTTAACAACTTCTTTAGTTTCTTTAGGTGATTTTGTTATTGTTTCTAAGATAGTTTTTTTACTTGTAATTTTTTCTTCCAATTTAGTTATCCCCGTTGAAAATAAATTATCAATCACATCGTAACTATCGTTACTTTCAATCCCCACAACCCACTCATTAATTTGTTTAATGGTATTTGAAGTTATTTTATTTGTTGTATTTTCGTAAATTGTAATACTTTGATTTATATATTCGTTGGCAATAGATTCGTTTAAACCTTTGTTTGAATTTAATTCATCGTATAGGTAGAAAAGTTTAGATATGTTTTTATTTTTTAACACTAGTGAGTTAAATTTTGACATATCCGTTTTAATTGTTTCATTTTTATATGATTCAACTAACTTATTTTCTATTTTTGATTTTAATTTACCAAATTTCATAATCTTTTTTATTATAAATATCAACCATTTAGTAATTTGTTTAATTGAGCCTCCATATCTCCCAAAGAATTTTTACCTTTTGATAAATCAAGGTACGTATTACCATTAATATCGTCATTTTCTAATAAGATTTTTAAATTATCATTTGATTTTCCTTCAGGTAAAGTCTCTTCTTCTTCAGGTGGTAAACCAGGTAGTTCAGGTGGTGGTGGTGGTGCTCCCCCTTCTTCCCCCCCTAATGGTGGTAATGGACTTTCTCCCCCTCCGAATGAACTTTCTCCTCCTCCGAACGAACTTCCTCCAAATGAACCTCCCCCACCTTCAGATGGTGGTGTTTCACCTGCTGGTGGATTTTCAGTTGACCCTGATTTGGTTTTATATAACTTATCAACAATATCAAATAATCCTGTATGTGTAATAACGGTTGCGGTATTCGCTAATTCTGCTGATACAGCTCTTTCTAATCTTTGTTGTTGGGTGTCTAATTTAATATCTTCATCTGAGAATCCAAATATATGTTTCTTAGCCCAAGTTGCGGATGTAGCGGCTAATGAGTTAGGTATTTCAGATACTAAATCTTTGTATAATAAAACTTTTTCTTTCCATACATCAATCATTAATAGATCCGCTTGTTTTGACGGGTTAGTTAATCCTAATGTAAAGTTTTGTAATTCGTCTTCAAATCCTAAAATAAATAGGTGAATGATTGCAATTTTATTCATTTCTGAAATCATTGCTTTTTGAATTTTATTAATAGTTCTTGCAAATCGTATATCCTGTAATGATAAGTTCTTACCATCACCAACAACTTCTTCAAAACCTAAATATGCTTTTGGTACACGTAATGCAGTAACCAATTTCTTTTGAATGTATTCAATATCAGCAATTTCAGATAAATTCTGTGCTCCTGCTAATGTCTCAATCGGCATTGTTTGTGTTACGTCACGAACAGGAACAAAATAATCTTGATCCACCGCCATTTGATTGAAACGTAAATCAACATTACCTGTTTTATTATCTACAATTTGATCACGTTTAAATTTGTTTGCTACACGTTGTACATACGCTTCCACATCTTTGTCATCCATATTACCTACGAATACTTTAAACACCCTTCTTTCAGGTGCTCTTGAAGTTCTGTAAATTAACATCGCATCTTCCGATAATAATAATTGTTTCCAAATTCTTCTTGCTTTCTCCAGCATAGAAGTTCCGTAAGGTAATTTTCTATCATCACCAAGTAATCTAAAGTGAGCAACTTCCCAACTATTAAATTCCATATTTTTTACCTTCCAATTAAATCGTAAACCTTTTTCTTTTGGATCCACTTCAGCATTAATTGATCTTGCTGCCATACCTCTTTCCAATCTTTCAATCTCAATATTTGGTAATTGCATACAACCAACAATTCCTTTTTCAGAATCTAATTTAAGGTAAACAAAATTATCACCATACTTACAAGTGTTTCGTGTCCACATCTGTAAATTTGTATTAATATCTAAAACATTGTTAAATAAATCCGTTAATATACCTTTTACTCTTTTTGATTCAGAATATACTTGTAAAATAAAACCATCTTGATTTGGGGTTGTAGATTCTTCAGCATATATATCTAATGCCGTTGATATCTCAGGGGTAAATTCCATTGACTCATAATCATAAAATGCCGCCAATCTTGTTGGTTCATAATAGATTGCTTGAGTATATAAGTTATTTTCAATTTTAGCCCATTGTCCTGATAAATAAACAGATTGTTGAGCTTGTAATTTTTCTTTTTCGTACTCCCGTTTATCAGTAGTTCTTAATAGTTCTTTTTTATCTAACGAGTATGTTGGTAAATCTTGATTCAATAAGGAATTTGGACCAAAAGTTTTTGATAATTTTTGCCATATTGTTAGATCTTGCTTATTATTTTCCATATTAAAAAATTAAGTATAATGATAAATATCTAAATAGTTTATAATTAATCACGATGTCTATCAGTTGTTGTAGTTGTTGTTATTGGTATTATTGTTGTAGTTATGGTCGTTGGGGATTCTCTATGTTCATCCGGTAATGAACCTTTCTTATTCAAAAAACTTACTTCAAACACTTTAGATGTGAGTACTGGTTGACCCCCAACAATCAATCTTGAACCTGTCATTATATTACCTGATTTTTTTCTTAAACTTAGACCCATTGTTATTTAACTATAAATATTATCTTCCCCCGAATAACCATCCGTATTTAGCATAATCTTCTCTATTTGGTGCCGAACTATCTACTCTTGAATTATAATTGATGTTTGGGAGTACCGGATTAAAAGTGATTATATCTTTTATTGACTCATTATTTGTAACAGTCCAAGATTCTAACATTGATTTTGTATGTTCCGTTACTCTTTCCAAATTAGAAAATGAAGATTCCCCAACGTACAATGCCATAGCGATAGACATAATTAAATCATCGTGATGTCCTTTTTGGTGGTCAGGTCTACCATTAATATAAACGAATGTGTTCATTTCATTATATAAACGAGAACTATACATTCTAAATCCATGTCTCAATCCTTCTTCAAATGCTGCAATAATTTGAACTCGTTTAGAATTAAAGTTAATACCAGGTATTTTATCTACCGTTTTTGAAATTGACCTCCACATATTATTTTGGTCAACACCATCAATATAAAGATTTTTATAATCAAACTCTTGTAATTTACGTACCGTAGTTATACCCATACCACCGGTAATATCTACCACAACAAACGCGGAATACATATTTGCCCATTTAAATGCAACCTCAGCTAAGGTATCAGGAGGTATTTTTCCAATATACTCTAAAACTTGTTCTCTTGTATCAAAATCAACAATTTGTATTGTACTAAAATCTTCACTATCCCCACGAGAAACATCAACCCCCATAATATATTTATGACCAACCTCAGGTTCTTTCCAAATCCATAATGAATTTCCCATCATTTTGTTTTGTGGTTCTCTCAACATATTCTCACGAATCTTTTGTAACATATTAGAATCAAAAACATTATCCCCTGATCCAAGGAAGTTACACTCTAATTCTTGGGATACTTTTCTTTTATCGTATTTAAGTTTTTTAACCATTGCTTCAAACCATACTGAACAAGGTTTGTATCCCGTATCCATAATCGCTTTAAGGTCAACATAATCTCTTTCACCAAATGGGATACTTTCCCAACTGATTATATCGTCTTTAGCCTCATATTCCTCTTTATTCAATAAATAATGTATAATATCCTGAGTTTTTACCAAATATAAATCTTTAGTGTATCTAGGATCTCTAAACCAAAACATTTCAGATATCTTGAAATCATTCATATTTCTTAATGCTTGATCATATATCTCATAATAAATTGGGTCATAACCATTTGGTGTTGATACCACAATTACCTTACCCCCTGTGGATAAGGATGCCATACAAGCCGCCCAGAAATCACTATCAGCTTCAATAAATGCCGCCTCATCAAATA